TAGTGATGCGGTAATAGCGGCTGAAATGGGTGAATTGCCGGCCGATCAGCTGAGAGGTAGCAGCGATCACGTTCGTGAGAACGGCTGCGCCGCTTCCATTCTCGATGATCCCGGTGGCTTCAGTGACGATGAAGGCGGTAGCGCCAATAGCGCTGACCCCGGCGCTGCGTAGCACGAGCCCGGTCCAGGCGTCAGCGATGCCGGTGGAGATGGAAGAGGGGATACTCAGCTGAACGAACGCGGCGGTGATGGGGATATTGAACCGCCGGGCTGCTGTGCTGCCCCAGGGCTGTCGGGCCATCGGGCCTCCGTGCTACGTGCGGCCCGCGCGGCCTCCAGCACGCTGTCGGAGGGCGGCGATGGCCGCGTTCATGCGCTTCTGAGAGGGATCAGAAGTGGGGGTTTCCTCGGTGACTGTGCCGGTGAAGCGCTTACCGGCGTGTTTGGCCGCGGCGACGAGGCGGTCTGAGGCGGAACCTATGGTGTCAGTGGATGCTTTGCGATCCACCCGCTTACTGCTGCGCCGCCGCGACATTGGGCTAATAACCTCCAGCCTTCGGCTTCTTGCTGGACTTCTTCATGGGCTTCTTTTTGGCCACAGATAGCTCCTTACAGGAGTGTGTCGAAGTTCACGAACGCCCCGTGCCAGTCTATGGTGCCGGTGTTAGCGAGGACCACGGTTACGTCCACGGAGATCTGCATCAGGTTTGTGACGACGACGGGGGTGGTAACGGTGAATCGGGCGACCTGAAGGTTCGTAGCGTGAAAGGTGATGTCGCCCGCAGCCGCGATGGTCGGGGTGACAGGGCGGTTGACCGGGGCAGCGAGGGCGGCGCCATCGGAGAATACAGCGGTTTGGATGAGCGGCGTGAGCGAGGTGAGCCCTACCACCCCAGGGCGGTAGATGAGATCAACACTGGTGATTCGAGGGCCACGGGCTTGCTCATTAAGCTGGACGTTGGCGGCGTCAGCGGCCATGAAGAAGGGGATGCTGAACCAGATCTGATCGGTTTCAGCTCCAATAGCGGCCCCCCGGCGCTTGACGTAGTTCCCGGCAGCGAGACGGGTGAGGACGACGGTTGAAGCGCCCTGGACCCAGCTCGTGACCGCGGAATCGATGAAGAGGGAGGCTGTACGCGCGCTGGTGCGGGCGATTTCCTGGGAGTTATTGACCCCCGTTTCTACGACGGGGCCGCTGTGATGGGTCGCTGCCACTGAGCTCTCCTAGAACCAGACGGTGCCACCGGGGAGAATCGTGGCGAACATGAAGGCGTTGACGGTGGTGCCAACGGCAAGCCCCTGCGGGCCGGCTGAGGGAACCCCGGCGGCCCAGCTGATGGGCTGGGGGTTCGCGAAGCCGATCTGGATAATGTGCTGAAGCACCGCGGCGAGGTTGGTGATCATGACGTATTCGTCTGCGCGGGTGGCGTAGTTGACCTGAAGGTTCGCGGCACCGGCGGTGAGGGTTTCGGCGAAGGAGGTATCCAGCAGGGCTCCCGTGGGCACTCCACGGTAGATGTCGGTGGCAGCGGAGGTGAGGTCTGTTCCCTGAGCGACTCCGCTCACGAGATGAGCAGCGAAGATCTGACCGGGGAGGAAGGGGTGGAAGAGGGTTCCACCACGGTCTTCGTCCGCGGGGTTGCCGAGGTCGGGGGTGAGAGCTGCTGGAAGCGTGCGCTGGCGGGGTAGAGCGCTAGCCGGCGCTGTGCCGCTGGTTAGAGGAACCAGATCCTGCCGGCGCGGGGACATCGGAGGGAGGAAGCCGAACATCACATCGTCGGCGATTCCAGCGGCACCGACAGCGGTGGCAAGTCCAAGCTCCCCGGCGGTGCCGCTCTCGATGAGCACTCCACCACTGGGGTAGCTGTCGTTCTCCGTGAGCCAGCCGTACATGGTGAAAGGGGAGGGATAGGTGCTTGGCCCCAGGCCGCTCGCTGCGCGAACGCCGCCGTTGGAAATCGATCTAGCCGTGATCGCCATGTGCCATTAGCCTCCGCTTCCGGTGATGCCATGCCAGTCAGGGCAGCCCTGGGACCAGCGCCAGCTCAAAGCGTTGCAGCTGGCCTGGATCTCGTCATCGTCCCAGGAGGTCATCGAGACGTTCCGGCGATTGGCGAAGAAGGGGCCGTCCTTCTTGTTCAGGGCCTTCTGGCTCAGCCCATAGGTACGGTCGGTGTCGTCCATGTAGCTGTAGACGAACTTCTGAATCTGGGTGCGCACCGCGCCGAGTTCGTGAGAGGTGTTGTCGGCGGTGAAGGGCTGCATCCCGGTGCCACCGAGGATCTGATCCAGCAGCGGCTCTGTGGTGGGGTCGGGAGTGATGATGACCTTGTTGAGCTTGTGCCCCTGGTTGCGGAAGCCGCGGTCGGTACGAAGGTTGCGGAAGTGGTAGCGCATGGACTGGAGGAGAGCCAGCGAGATGTCGCCGGTGAAGAGGTTGTCCTGGAGTCCACCTCCATCCAGCCGGGTGTGGTTGTCGTTGCAGATGCTGAGCCCATCGTAGGTGAGGAACTCTTGGTTGCCGGCCAGCGGATCCCCGGCGATGGCATTGTTCCACAACCTAGCGGCGTCGATCTCGCGGCTCTCACGGGCGCTGTCGCCCAGAGAGCTGGCGGTTTCGGCGACCACCCCGTACTTGTCGTCCTCTTCGGCTTCCCAGCTAAACTTGAACCCAAGGGCCTTTACGCGCGACTGGTACTCTTTGCGGCCGCCCTGGATCGGGTCGTCGAAGACGATGGGCGCCAGCTCGGCCTTGTCCTGGGCCAGCCCGAGCAGCGCGTACTCCTGGAAGGTTTCTGTGTGCTTGGTGAAGTTGATCTCGCGCATCACGGAGGGATACTCGGGGGGCTGCTCCCTCATGGACTGGTTTGTGATCTCGCGGAGAATCGGCTCGAAGAAGCCGCTGAAGGTCTGGGTAGTGGTTGCCATTCAATTTCTCCAGATACGCGATACGGTCTCGCTATCAACTTCGCTAGTGCCAACTTGGACTATGGCTCGGGCTTCGTCAATACCCCAGGGGAAGATTTTTGCGCAGCGGGCCATGAGTCACAAGAGTGAGCAGGGTCCGTAATCCCATGCTGGGAGCAGCCAGGGGTTGGCTGTGGGCAGACTCGATGCGCCTTGGTGTAGCCAATCCCATCTGGGCGAGGGTATGCCTGCGAGGACTCACTCCCCTGAATCGGCTGGCGGCAGCGGGGGCAGGTGCGGATCTTCACTTTGCACCCCCTGCGCGGCCGACAAACACTCGCGACTTCCCGGGTGCCTCCCCTCGCTTCTTGGCGGAGGCATAGGCTTTGCGGGCGTCGATCTCGTCGCCGTCGAGCTCGATGTGGCCGATGTGGCGGTCGCCACCAGGGCCGAGCTTCTCACGGAGGGTGGTTTGGGCGGCTTCGATGTTCTCTCTCAGCGATTCCTCCACGGTGGCGGTGCGGTCGCCGCTGGCTTCGGCGCGGCGAGCCTTGATGGCCTCAGAGATGCGCTTGGGCAAGCAGGCGAGCTCGGTGTCGATGTGGGTTACACGGCCGGTGGGACGGCGCATCTTCAGAAGTAGACCGTCGGGCCTAATCCGCCGCAACATCGCGGGGTCGGTGATGAATCTCCAGCCACGCTGAATCATGGCCATCTGGCGGGTGGGGTTTTGATTAATCCAGCGGTAGACGTAGTCAGGGTCGGGGGAGGTGATCTTGGGGAATCCCTCTTCACTGAGCGGGCCGGCTTCGATAATTCCTTCAACCAGCACGGGGTCGTCTTCGAGGTTGCCGCTGGAGGTTCCGGCCGGGGCGGGCTCGGGGACCAGCTTGAGAGCGGCCGCAGCGGCGGTGGCGACGGGATCAGCGGGCTGTGCGCTGGCGATGGGCTCCACTGGCGTAGCTGGCGCACTTGCGGCGAGCGCTGCTGTGGCGGCGACGATGTTCACCTTGGAGGTGCCGTAGAGGGGGCCACCGGCGTGATCCGTGGTGATGCCGGCGATGTGCAGACGGCGGCGGACTTCGTCGATGCTCAGACCGGCCTGCTTGGCGAGAGCGCGGATCTGCATTGTGATTCCATCGGAGGTGTATTTCATGACTTCACAACCTCAGCTTTCTTTTCGGGGTGGTCTCCAATCATTGTCCAGCTCCGCCGTCTGAATGGGCCGACTCCATGGAGGGAGGTGTAGCGGGGATCATCTTCTTTCTCTAGTTGGTGTATGTAGGCCATCCAGGGGATCCCGAACACGTCCACCACCTGCCGGCGGGCGTAGGCTAGAGTCTCCGGGTCGTCGAGGCCGTGGGATTTGAGCACTTTCTCCACTCGGGCGCGGTCGGGCTCGGGGGATTCGGAGAGGATGGCGTTCAGCGGCGCTAGCGACGGAGGTGGGCTAGCCGCTTCCTTCTGCTTGCGCTCGGCCTCTGCGGCGGCCATGCGGGAGTCGGTCTCCTCTTTCACGAAGGTTTCGTGGTCTTCGCCGAGTACCACCATGAAGAGATCGTGGGCCATCTTGGGTTCAGCGAGAGATTCCTCCGCTATCCCAAATTCTTTCTGCTTCGCGCGGAAGCGGTCTTCGCGCTTCTTGAATTTATCGCCGTAACGGGAGCGCAGCCCTTCGATGTTGAGAGAGGCGGCCTGGCGGGCCAGCGCGCGCATCTGCTCCTGCTGCGGAATGAAAGCGGCTTGGCGGGCGAGCTTCCAGGCGTCCGCGGCATGACCGGAGTTGATGAGGTCTTCAAACTTCTTGGCGACCTCGTCATCAGCGGCGGTGGGAGGGGCAGCGACAGCAGACGGCGCGGGTTGGACTCCGCGGATCGCGGCGATGAGGCGTTCGATGGAGTCGGGATCGGGGGCGGGGGTTTCGGGGTTAGTGGGTTTTGGGTCTTCGGGCATGGATTACTCCTTTTCCGTGGGGAGCCCGAGGGCGCGGCGCTCGGCTCGGATACGGGTGTGGATATGACGGCGCAGACGGTCGGCGAATTCCAGACCGCCGACTGCCAGCGCAGCGGCGAGCTCAGAGGCTTGCAGGCTGGCCTTCTCGCGGCTGGCGTTGAGGGCGATGCGGCGTTGGTCGGAGAGGAAGCCAGCTTCGAGCTCCTCTACTTTGGCCATGAGCTCGCGGAAGGTGTCCATGTGGGTCATCATCTCGAACGGCCCCACGCTCATTTATGCCGCTTTCCCACGAATATGAACGGTCTGGTGCCGTTAGGCTCCATGAAAGGGCCGATGGGCGCGCGGGGGCTGGCTGGGTCGATGCGCAGACGGTCGCGCTGCCAGGCCCAGTTGGAGTTCATCTTATGCTGCCTATCTACGTCCATCCGCCGGCCCACCTGCTTCCGGCAGGTCTCACACCAGTCAGTGAGGTTGAGCCCTATCGGCAGCAAGAAGGGGATCCCACAACGCAGACATCGTGTGCGGATCTGTATTTGGCTCATTGGAGTATCGATCCATACCCGGGGCCGGGCGCAGCGGGGGGGACTCCAGTGGCGGGTGAGAGGAATGAGCCCACGCCGGCGCCACCTTGAGCCCCCTGAGCCCCAGCAGCGGCTTGTTGTTGCTGCGCGGCGAGGAGTTGATCAATCTGGCTGGCGATGTCGGGGATGAAGGCTTCTGAATCGGTGACGTTGGGGAAGGTTTCGACGAATTGGCGCATGAAGGCTTGTGAGCTGCGCAGCCACGCGGCGCCCGCGGCCTGGAGCATCGGGTTGGGGGGTGTGGCGATCCCCGTCTTGGGATCCACCTGGCTGCCACCGATTTGCCCCACCAGCTCCAACACCATGCGGGCGTAGTTGAACACGAACTGGGGCAGCCCGGCGAAGTTCTGGCGATCCAGCTCTCGGCTGTGCGCGGCGCTGCTTACGTTGAGGTTGAGGGAGAGTCCATCCCAGCCCAGGGTGTTTATGAGGCGTTGGATCTTGACGAAGTCATCCGCTCCCACCACAGCAGCGAATTTGCCGGGCTGGGTTTGCCAGTAGATCATCAGCACCTTACGGATGATGGAGACCATGGAGCTACGGGTGCGGGAGATGATCTTGTCCAGCAGCTGAGCGCCCTCTTGCATGATCGATTGGCCGAGATCCGCGGGGGTGCGTTGGGCGGTGGCCACGTCGCCGAATTGCGAAGCGCCCAGGTGGCTGATGCGGAAGTATACGTCTATGAGCTGGCTGAAGATGGACATGGAGACGACCGTGTTGCCGGTTTGGCCGAATTCCAGGGTGTGGATCTCCCCGGGGCCACGCTCGGTGAGGATCAACCCCGGGTGCCAGCCCTGCTCCAAGTCCTCCTGTGATTCGCTGACCTCGGGGACGATGAGAGTCGGGCAGTTGCGGATTGATTGGGCGTCGATGGTCTGGTTGGCGACGGCGTTGACACCAGCGCACAGCGTAGCCCCCGGTTCGATTACACCCTGGCCAATCGGGCGGTTGCGCCGCTGCTCGTGCCAGATGAGATCAATGGGCATCTCATTGTGGATGTAGGGCCAGAGAATTGGACGGGCGACACGACGGCTGGCCCTGTGCCACGTCACCACAGCGTCTTCGAGCACGCCGTCTTCATCCACATCCATATTCCGCAGATATACTTCACGTAGCACGTAGCGGGAGTTCATCGCCACCGGATGCGGCACCCCCTGAGCATCGAGGATCTCTTCGCTCGCTCCTGGGACCGGCAGTAGATGGCTGCGGCGGCGCTCGTCTTCGCGCTCGGGGGTGGGGATGGTGTCGGGGGCTAATAGGATCGCGCTGAGAGTAGCTGGGTTCCAATCCTGCTCCTTGGCGATGCGTTTGAGCTCATCATAGCCAAGCTCGTAGGGGTAGGCGAAGAAGCGGCAGTCGGAGAATTCATCGATAGAGGTGTCCCAGACGCAGCTCTCGGGGGGGATGGTGCGGATAGTGACCTTATCTTGGAGAATCACATCTTCGGCGATGATGGGCTTGCCCTGGGGATCGAGGCGCTTTTTCTTGGGCGCTCGGGCGAATTCGTGGGCGGTACGAACAGCTGCGGTGCCGACCTGGGTGGTTTCGCCCAGGATTGCGTCCAACCGGCTGCGGAGATCGATCTCGTTCTCATCCAGTATCAGCTCGTTGCTGGCGCGGCGGAAGGCGCTGAGGTCGTCTGCTAGCACAGCGCCGGTCAGCGCCATGTAGTCGCTGGCCTGCATGATGGATTCAGCGGTGAGTACGTCACGTTGCTGGAAGAAGGTTTGGAATATTCGGGCGCGCGCGGCATCCGCAACCATGCGGGCGACGGGGAAGAAGATCTCGCTGGATTCCTTCCAGGGTTTCCAGGTAGGGGTGACGTTGCCATCGTAGAGGTCGCGCCAGAGCTTGATTCTCTTGCGAAGGGGCTCCAGCACAGCGTAATTCTTGTCGTAGGTGGCTCGAATGGCGCGTTCGAGGCGTTCCTCGGCCTCGGCGGAGAGAGTGAGGGGAATGTTGGAGACGGGATCGGGCATCAGCAGGGGGTCTCTATACCGATGAAGTAGACGATGGCTGAGCGACGCTTAATCTCCATCGTGGGGCTCACAGTAGCAACGCTGCGCGTGGGCTTCGAGGGTGCGTTCGAGCTCGGCGGCGGTGGCGTCCACACTTTCATAGCATCGGCCGCATTCGTAGATGACGTAGCGCTGAGAGTGTTCACCCTGCGGCCGTAGCACAGTGCGGCGCCACAAGAATCTTACTCCACTGAGCTCGACGAAGGTGGGGGAGTCGGTGAAGAGGGCGGTGGACATCGGCTAGCGGCTCACTTCTTAGCCAGCTGTGCGTCCACGTAGCTCTGGCCGAGCACGTAGGCCCCCACAGCGCCGATGAGCCAGGTGATCACACCCTCTGGCACCCCGTGGGTGGCGAGGAATGGAGCCACGATCCCCGCTAACGCGGTCATGATGAGCTTGCGGGAGAGGAATTTGCGGAACATGAGTCACCTCACTGTGTCTCTGTGCACACTCGGTTTACTTTCGCCGCAATCGCCGCCCTTGGTGGCGCAGTGTGGGGTTCAGCGGGCAACACCACGCCTGTGCCGCTTCTTCTTACGTGCGTGAGCCTGCATGACTGGGTTACCGTAGACGAATCTGCCTGTGCGAGCCTTCGAATAGCCTCTAGAACGAGCAATAGTCTTCAGCTTGCGCTCCAGCCGCTTGGGCACCGCTATTTCGCCTTCAGCTGGCGGAGAATTCGCTCAATCACGCTGACGATCCGGCGGCACTCAGCGGCGAGAGAGCGACATGCAGCGGAAACCTTGTCTCTTTTAGCCATCCCAAGCCTTCTAGACATAGTGTGCGCACCTTTTGCGCCGCTGTCAAGGGGCGATCCGCCCAGAAACATTCAAATCCGGGTGAATCTCGGGCTTCCAGCTTCTTCTGGCCCGACCTTTTACATTAAGCGCGTGCATTCGTTCTTTGAATTCAGCCTCCAGCCTCAAAGTTTCGGGTTTACGGACTTGCCCACATATCTTCCCCTTAGGCCCCGGCGCCCCGAAACTGCATCTCTCACTCCTCGGGAGCCTTTTGAACCTCCAGAACTCCAGCCCTAACTCTACTTGCGGCTTTTTGACGATTACATAAGACTCAATCATTTCCAAAAACGCAGCGGCGCCGAATCCCGTAATAGTCCAGTTTCCCCAGGGCGCCCAATTCTTGTGCCTTCTAGAATGACTCTCAGTCAGGCTTCCCCTAAAACGCTCCTTGAAGCACAAGAGAATCTCATAATTCGTATTAGCCACCTTCACAACTAATCGTGCCTGCTGCCGATTCGATGGAGAATGCCCAGTAATCTGCACAGAGATAGACCCCTCCCCATCAAAAAATCCTGCGAAGTACGCAACCGAAGGCTTTCTCAAGAATATGCTCCTCACCAACCATAACACGCCACCCATATCCCGTCGATCCGCTCTTGCGGGCGAACTCCCGGCGGCGGAGTTTGATCATCCGCTTGCGCCTGCCCCGCTCACTGGCGCTGCGTGGAGGCCCCCCTTGCCACAGGTGGGGCTGCATAGAGGCGGCATCGAGGATGTCCAGGCGCTTCCACAGCGGAAATCTGTCGATGGCGAGAATTGTGCGGTCGTAGCCGGCGGCTTGCGGGCTTAGATGGAGCGCACGGCTGGTTATGAGCGGGCCG